TCTGAGATTCTTGTATTCTTTCCTGTAGTTCATTCTGGAACACAGTTTGCTCTTTATTGAATTCATTTAATTCATTTTGAATATCTGTATTATATTTTTGTATATCCGTCTGCCTTTCTTGATACCATACCTGTAAGTCGCCTTCGAGATTCTGTTGATATTCCTGTACCACCTTACTAACCTGCAACTGATATGATTGTAACTCAGCGGAATATTTTTGTAGTTTACTTCCATTGTCAGCTACAGCATCTTCAATCTGTTTAGCGGAATTCTCTAAATTCAATGCCTGAGCCTGAGACTTATTAAATTTATCCATCTCTGTGGATTGCTGTGCCTCTTGCCTATACTCCTGAGCCAGATTGTTTGCATTTGCCAGAGCAACTTGTAAATCATTACCAGCTTTTTGAGTTGCTTCCTGTAATTCTACTTGATATCTTGCATTTTCTTTATTAAACTCATTCAATTCATTTTGAATATCACTTGCATACTTTTGTAAATCTGTTTGACGTTCAGACTCCCATACTCTCAAATCTCCATCTAAATTTTGCTGATACTCCTGAACTTCTTTATTAATCTGAGCCTGGTATGATTGTAATTCGTTTGAGTATCTCTGTAATTTCGCACTATATTCAGACGAATCCTTAGTTTGCTGGTTGGTAGCTTCCTGTACCCTTTCCTGTAAATCGTTCTGAAAGACAGTTTGCTCCTTATTAAATTCATTTAATTCGTTTTGTATATCACTTGAATATTTTTGTATATCAGTTTGTCTTCCCTGATGCCACACCTGCAAATCACCTTCTAAATTTTGTTGATATTCTTGCACAGCTTTATTAACCTGCAATTGATATGACTGTAATTCATGTGAATATTTTTGTAACTTACTATTATTGTCTGCTATAATATCCTCAATCTGTTTAGCGGCATTTGCTAAATTTAAAGCTTGGTCTTGCTGTTTATTAAATTTTGATAACTCTGTCTTAACTCTGAATCTTTCTACCTCAACCTGTAAATCCTGATTATTCTTTTCTACAGCCTCTTTGAATTCTACTTGATATTTAGCATTTTCTTTATTAAATACATTAAGTTCATTCTGAATATCAGATTGGAATATTTGTATATTATCAGATTCTGTTTTAGCCCAAGCAGTATAAACAGTATTTAATTCAGTACTATACCTAGATAAATTTTGAGTGTATTGCTGTACTTCGTTATTTACCTTAGCCTGATAAGACTGTATCTCACTTGAATATTTTTGCAACTTACCATTATTATCGGCGATTAAATCTTCCATCTGCTTTGCCGCATTTGCAAGATTCAAAGCCTGTGTTTGCTGTTTATTAAATTTATCCATTTCCGTTGTCTGCTGTGCTTCTTGTCTATATTCTGCCGCTAAATTATTAGCATTTGCAACAGCTACCTGTAAATCATGATTTGCTTTGTTAAATTCAGCTTGGATATTCGCCTGATACTGTACATTCTCCTTATTGAATTCAGCTTGTTCGTTTTGTATATCTGAATTATACTCTGAAATCTGAGTTTGTATCTCCTGTATTTTCACAGATGCTAATTCAACATCCTCATTAGTATCCAAATGTGTATTAACTTGAGAAAAATCTGGAGAGATAACTGGCTTTGAAAATGTAGGTATATTACTATCTACGCTAGCCTTAATTGGACTAGAAGCAGTCGCAGTACTTACAGCGGTTGCGCCTGCATATCCACCAGACGCATTTGTATAAGAAACAGTATTAATGGACGGAACAGTTGGTTGTGATGTTGTAATAGATAAAGAACCTGGGTCACTGTCACCAAAATCCCCGAGTGTCCAATAGGAATTCCATCTTGTCTGAGATGTAATACTTGGCTTTATATACGATGGTGCACTGCTACTAACATCTACTTCAGATGGAACAACCATAGAATCTGCCGAAGCATCTTGATTACTAGCATCATCGTATGATACCGTAGTAAGACTAGGGACAGATGGAGGAACAACTCCTATTGTTAAATCTAATATTGTTGGAGCAGAACCCAATGATAGAGTCGGCTTTGAATATGTAGGTGCTGAAGCACTAACGCTAATAGCTCCAGTATCAAAACTTGGTGCAGATGGAACACTGGGTGGAACAACATTTATATTTAAATCTGATATGGTTGGGGGCGCTGATAAAACCATTGATGGCTTAGTATAAGCTGGGGCGTTTCCACTAACATCAGCTTCTGTAATAACAGATGCTGTAGCCGTACTTACAGCAGTTACACTTGCATCACCACCAAAAGCATTTATATAAGATATAGTAGAAATACTAGGAACTGCTGGCGGTACAACTCCTATTGTCAAATCTGATATAGTTGGGGCAGACGCTAAAGCTAAAGACGGCTTAGTATATGTAGGAGCTGAAGAACTTACTGATATAGCTCCAGTATCAAAACTGGGGTCAGAGGGAACGCTTGGAGGCACTGTTCCTATTGTTAAATCTGATATTGTTGGTGCAACTCCCATAGCTAATGTCGGCTTTGTATATGTAGGCACTGAAGTACTAAAAGTAACAGAATTACTTGACAGTGAAGGAGATGCTGGCACAGCATTAGAAATAGTTAAATTAGATATTGATGGTACAGCAGGAGCAACTGGTAAATCAGGTAATGTAACATCACTCGGTAAATCAGATGATTTGCTTCCTAACTTATTTTGCAAAGATTTCATTGACGCATACAATACAACCAGATATTCAACCTCATCTGGAAATGCCGATATAGCAGAATCACCATAAGCAACAGCGGGATACTGTACTTCCGAATAGGTAGCAGAGCCACCAGCTGGAAGAACATCAAGACTATTATTCTCTATATAGAATACCGGGTCTGTAACAGTTGCATAATTCATATCATCAGAATCACTGAACCTACCTTTGTTCATAGCATCAATCGCTCTGCATGGCTGTGTTATATCACCATCGCTTCTGAACACACGCAATACATTTCCAGTATTCAATGTGCTTGCCGAACCAGATGTGAAGGATACAGAAGATGCACATAGATTCAAAAGAGCAGGAGGCAATACATTGATTACCTCTTTCGCACCATCTGTCAGGAACTGAGTCAATTCAGTCTGCGTTGGTGCACTACTGCCATCTATTGAAAGACTTGTTAAACCTTCTACCTGCTCTTCAAATGTAGCCATTATGTACTCGCCACGAAAACTTCTACCTGACCACTGTTAGAGCCAGGGTCTACTATAATACTTTCTAAATCTGTTAATGCAGTTACAATAGTTGCTGAATCATCATCTGCGTGAGCACCCTCATCTGGAGCGCCCATTAAAAAACTCCTGCCAGCCTCAAGTAAATGTGTCACTGATAAATCTGCGGCAGAATTATCCTCGCCTGAGTCTAGCTGTAATGAAATATTAACTGAGTTAGAACTATCTAAATTTGTAATACGAATGTATTTCACATTCTGTAAATCCAACGCACCATCCGCTGAAGCGGTAGTGGATTTGAAAACAAGAACAGTGGCATCATCATCTGAGGCTATTGTCACTATTCTTTTTAATATGTTTGCGATACTTGATATCTCAAATACTCTCTTGGAACCATAGTCCTGATTGTCAAGGATTATGTCCTCTTGTATCTTTACCTTTAATGTTCCAGCCATTACTTCTTCTTCCTTTTACGGGATTTCTTTTTCTTTTTAGGAGGTCGTCCTTTCTTACGCCCATATGTACCTTTACCGTATGGCATTTACTTTCTCCTTCCAGAAATTTTGTTGTTTAAGTTCTCTATTCTTAAGAATACTATTCATATGTGCCTCTACGTCAATACTTGAGAACTCTATATCACTTCTCCTACCAATCTCACTTGCCATGAACATATTAGTTGTAAATTTACTTTCAGACGTACGTTCACCACATGCTCTACAATAGAACCATCGTTCTTCATTTTTATGTTGACAATATTGACACTTCATAATTCTTTGGATTTCGGGAGCCGCCCTTTATCGACAGCTCCCACAGTTCCATACTGTTATCCTTATTTATTCGGATTAAGACGTAGTAACAGCGTCATCAATACCAGACATACACTCTGCTACCCATTCACCACCAAACCAAAGCATATTGATATAATCTCCCTTTTGGGCAGATGTACCAATAACGATGTTAGATACCTGAGTACCTGCTGTTGAATTAGAAGCATTTCCACCTGCGTCTTTCATAACCAGACTGACAATTGCACTGCCAGCGGCTAATGTAATTGCCGCAGTTGGAGTTTCCTCTTCAACGATGAATTTGTAGTTGATACCAGCTTCTCCATTTGAAGCTGTAGGAAGAGTTATACTATAAGCTCCTCCAGCAGAATCAAGAAAGAAAACTTTACCGCTATCAGCGGCCGCTAGTGTTCTTGCTACTTTTATCCTTTCACACTTTTTCAATAAGCTGAAAGTTGAAGCACTGTTCTCGTTTAAATAATCAGCTCGCATATTATACTCCTTCTAAGTGTAAGAGGTAATGAGTTTCCGGTAAAGAAACTTCAAGACCAGCTTCAGTTAGAATCATATCTTTACGAAGGTCTTCGTCAGCAGACTGAACATTCGTAACAATATGCGTATCACGATTGACTCCATTACCAACAAGCGGTCTATATGCAACATGGTCTAAGTCGACCATCTGCAAGAACCCTGAGGCGAATCCACGGAACAACGGTTCTTTTACAAGAGCCATGCTACCATGAATAGTATCGACCATCATGATTTTATGACCGAACTTTCCGTCCTTCTCAGCCATGTTGTACCGCAAAGCAGTAACATCATTGACCGTTGTGGAGGTTCCAGCCATATAGGAACGATTCACAAAGAAATCAGCTCCAAGCTTGTTAAAAAATGTAATCACCGGCAAACTAGCCAAAGCTAACTTTGACTGTCCACCGCCACGGGCTGGGTCATAAACGACCTCAAAATCAGAAAGCAACCTGTCATATGTAAGTTGAGCAGTAGATGCACTTCTAAAATACGGAGCCCCAGATGAATAAGACAGCGCACTGTCATCTACAACTGATGTTCCATTTTTAATTATATGTCCAGATATACCTTCCGTATAATTGATTCCGCTTTGACTGGCCCGTTGGCCAAAGAGCATAGCCCTTTCGATGTCAATCTTGTGTTCTCTTAGCTTCAGATTCCAAATCCGTTGCCATTCGTCTGCGTACCCACGATAGCGAGTTGCGCGTGTGGTGTTAGACATTTCAGCGGCTGTCTTAAAGATTTGGGTGTACCCATAATCATTATCCAGCTCTTCTGACCACACATCTGGTGAGCCACTTCCTTCACCGTATGATGTTCCGATAACAGTACAATTAGCATTATCTGCTCCTGTTTCAGCACCATCAATGGCAGAAATAGTTCTGCCTGTAAAAGAAG